CAAAGGTTCAAGCGAAGCTGACGCTCCAGCATTCTACTGCCCATACATTCCATTGATGAGCAGCGGTGTTGTTCTGGATCCAACAACATTCGAACCAGTGGTGTCATTCATGACACGTTATGGTTACATCGAATTGACCAACACTGCTAGCAGCTTTGGCAACGCTGGCGACTACGTTGGTGAAATCGCTGTGTCGAACTTGTCTTTCAGCTAATCCAACCGGATTGCAGAAAATACAAAAGGGCTCTTCGGAGCCCTTTTTTGTTGGGTTAATTTTCACATCACTAAATAAAAATGCTCGTGTAGCAATCTTGTCCTGCATAGGGCGGGACTTGAACGACACACACATACACAGGAGAAAAACATGAGCAAAACACCTTACGAGATCCGTCTCGAACTTCTTAATCTGGCCAAGGAAATCCTCCAAGCGCCAATTTACGAAAAACGTAGCAAACTCAGCGACGAATATCATTCCAAGCTGACCGATGCCAATCGTGCAGACCTTCCGTTCCCAACCATGCCTGATTTTCCCAGCACAACGGATATTATCAGCAAGGCCGAAGAACTCAAAAAGTTTGTAGACGCTGCGTAAAAACGAAAGCCCCGAAAGGGGCTTTCTTGTATAAATCCTGCACATCCATGTTGGTCATTCAAGGAGCAGTGCGGACAAAATAATTAATTTAACGACCTAGTATAGTTTAACAGTAGCTCAATAACAAGGTTATTATAGCAAATTATACCTTGAACCAAGACAGATATTGGGTAACCTTTTTGGTTACACTTGTCCAATCTCCCATGGCAGGTTGACGGAACAGTCTCACAGTTCCATACCAAGGTGAACTGTCGCGATCCAACAACCAACGCCAGTCTGTGGCATAGTTATTGAGCATGATCCAAGTGGAACGACCCAGTGCACCTGCCAGGTGACTCACCGCGGTGTCAACTCCAATCACAACGTCCAGTTGATTCATGAGCCCGGCAGTGTCCAAGAAGTTGTTAACAGCGCCGGGAAACATGGTTACCCCGGCATCCTGTAATGCAACAACTTCATCATCACTGGCATCAGCCTGCAAGTTGATCCACTCATATTGTGGATTGTTTCGAATCATTTCCAGCACTGTTGGAAACGGAACTGACTTGTGTTGATTCAACCATGAATCTCTGCGTCCACTCCAGCTGATGCCCACTCGCATGCGTGTTTTGGCGCCGAGACGCCGAGTCCATTCTTGAGACACTGTGTCGGGCACATTGAGATAACTCACAGTGCTGGTCAACCGATTAAGAGTCACGCCCAAGATTCCTGGTAGACTCATGATGGGAACCCAGTAATCAAATTCTCCCATGTCATCAACATAGCTTCCCACTTTTTCAATGATAGCACTGTTGAGCAACAGTGGTATCAATCCATCTGTTACTTGCAGTTTGATTCTAGCTCCCATGACATGCAGGTTGTACACAAATCTCACAAACTGAATGTTATCACCGTGACCTTGTTCGCCCACAACCAATACTGTTTTGCCCTTGAGGTCTTCGCCACGCCATCTGGGTTGTGAGAACTGTGGTTCGGTTCCGGCCAAGTGCTCGTATTGCCAACGAGTTTCGTATGCTGGCCAACCATTGGCATAGTCGCCCATGAGCAAATATGCCACTGCTAGATTAAACCTCGCTGTGATATTGTTGGGATCAAGCTCAATTGCGTTCTGTAAAAACGGCACAGCACGCCTGGGTTGGCCAATTTCTCTCAGTACATTGCCATAGTTGTTGAATGCCGCAGCAGAATTACGGTCACTTACAAATGCCATGGCATAACAATGCAGGGCTTGTTCGGGTTCATGGTTTGACCGATGCTGATTGCCTTGGTCGATGAGGTAGTTGATGTCCATGTAGATATTTACAAAAATCTGGACTAACGGTTTAAATTTGTTGAACACACTAAATACACTTGTCGCAATAGGGCGACTTATGCAGCCAACCCCTGCGTAGCGGCTAGAACCCGCATTGGGCTTCTATAAGGAGAAATCAAATGGGAAGAGCTCTCAAAATTCAAAAAAACAACGTTGGTTCTGGAACCGTCGTTAGTGGCACACCACCAGTGACCACATACAATCAAACCGTTCTCACTGATGCAGGTTACCCCAACTTTGGTAGCTTGACCAATCCAGTTTACAACAGTGCCAACACACTCAGCGACACAGATTTTCTGGGCGTGGTGGGTGGTTCTCCAGCAACTTCAACTCCAACAACAACATTTCCAGAAATTGCTGCCGTGGTCAACATCAGTTTGTCAGATGGTACCAGTACAACTTCAGGAGCTGGCCGCATTATTCGACAAAAAGGTTCACACAAGTTCTTGGTAGCTTACACTGCTGCTGCCACAGCTGATGAGTCTTTGATTGTGGGTCAGGCATATCAAATTGCCTCAGTTGGAACAACCGACTGGGCTGCTTGCGGCGCCGGTGTAGATTATGCATTGGGTGATGTATTCACAGCCACAGCAGTGGGTTCAGGTACAGGCACAGCATATCCTGTTGGACAATGTGTACTGTCCAATACCGCTACTCCTGCAGCCGGCTTCATGAGTATTTCTTACTCAGTAGGCGACAGCTCTGCTGTGTATGCCAGCTACATCACCAACAAGTGGGTGCGTGACTGGAATGGCATGACCTACGGCAATTACAGTGACAGCAATCTTGGTACCAACGTGCAATCTAGCGAAAACTTCTATCCTGTGAACTTCTTCACTGATGAAGGCACCGTCACATGGTCCGGCGCTGAAATCATTGCAGGTGCTGAAGCTCAAAACGGCAGCTTGCAATTGGCTCAAGTTGACAAAGTCACAAGCTAATTTAATCTAGCACTGGGATCCTCCTTGGTACATACAGGGAGGATTTTCTATGAGTAGAGCATTTGTTTTGGGCAACGGTGTTAGTCGTCAAGCAGTCAATATAGCCACGCTGCAAGGGCTAGGGCCTGTGTATGGTTGTAATGCTTTGTATCGTGAATTTGCACCAGATGTCTTGGTCAGTACAGATCGTCCCATCAGCGAACAGATTCAGCATTCAGGGTATGCAAAACAACATGAGTTTTACACCAGAAAACCTCTGCCGCACTTGGCAGCAAAACCAGTGCCACAGCAATATTACGGATTCAGTTCAGGACCAATTGCAGTGGCTCTAGCAGCCTTGGCCGGTAATCGAGCAGTGTATCTCTTGGGATTTGACATGGGACCCACTGCCACTGGCAAATTCAACAACTGCTATGCTGACACTGAATTTTACAAGAAAAGTGCAGATGTTCCCACATACACTGGCAACTGGGCACGCCAACTAAAAACTGTGGCTGGAGATTTTCCCAACACCAACTTTTTTCGTGTGTTTGGTAACACCACTGCTGACATACCTGAGCTGTACAAGATAAAAAACATGGCCAACATGCAAATGGAAGACTTTCTAAACCGAATAAATAACACAAAGGAACTCTAAATGTCAACCGTTAAACGTGTCGCCGGCGATTACACTATCCAAACTCTAGGAGCAGGTAATTTAATTACCTTGCAATCCACCACAGTGGTCGTTACAGGCGACTTGTCAATTTCGGGCAATACTAGTATTGCCGGTAACATCAGCGTTACTCGAATTTTTAACGGTACCAGCAACGTCGACGTGGGCACCTCTAGCGGCAATGTCACAGTGGGAATTGGTGGTACAGGCAATGTGGTGGTCTGGGCCACTACTGGAGAATATGTCACAGGATTAATCAGTGCCACCGGCAACGTCACAGGTGGTAACATACTCACTGCTGGTTTGATTTCAGCCACAGGCAACATCACAGGTGGTAATATTCTAGGTGGCGCCAACGTCAATGCCACCACACACACAGGCACCACAGCATCATTAAGTGGCAACGTCACAGGTGGTAATTTAATAACAGGTGGATTAATCAGTGCCACCGGCAACGTCACAGGTGGTAACATACTCACTGCTGGCTTGATTTCAGCCACAGGCAACATCACAGGTGGTAATATTCTAGGTGGAGCCAATGTTAATGCCACTACGCATACAGGCACCACAGCATCATTAAGTGGCAACGTCACAGGTGGTAACATACTCACTGCTGGCTTGATTTCGGCAACTGGCAACATCACAGGTGGCAATATTCTAGGTGGTGCCAATGTCAATGCCACTACGCATACAGGCACCACAGCATCATTAAGTGGCAACGTCACAGGTGGAAACATTCTGACAGGTGGCCTGATTTCAGCCACAGGCAACATCACTGGTGACAACGTATCAGCTGTTGGATATTTGGGCACTTCTTTAAGTTTAACTGGAAATATAGTTGCGGCGTATGTGACAGCAAATTCAGACATCAATGCTGGCAACGTTTATACCACCAGTGCAGTGTCGGCAACAGGCACAGTAACTGGTGGAAATATTACCACTCTGGGCACGGTGGCAGCTGGCGCAGTGTCATCAACTGGCAACGTCACAGTCCAAGCTGGCAAATACTTTGTAGGCGATGGCGGATTTTTGTCCAACGTTACTGCGACCAGCAACGTGGCGGTTACTCAAATTGCCAATGGTACATCATTGTTGGCAGTTTCTCAAACCAACGGCAACATCACTGGTGCAGTAAATGGCATATCCAACGTATGGGTGTTGTCCGATGTGGGTATTACCGTAACTGGGCTTAACTCAGTAACAGGCAATGTGATTGCAGGCAATGTAACCACTGCTGGATTAGTATCAGCTGCTGGCAATGTCACTGCGGCAAACTTTTTTGGTTCAGGTTCAGGGCTGACTAATATTCCTGGTGGCAATGTGTCGGGCACTGTGGCCAATGCCACTTATGCAGTCAGTGCTGGATCAGCCACTACAGCAGGCACAGTCACAACAGCCGCACAACCCAATATTACCTCAGTGGGCACTTTGAGCTCGGTGTCTGTAACTGGTGCAATCACTGGTGGCAGTTTGAGCGTAAGTACCGGCAACGTCACATCTGGCAATTTACTGATTTCAGGCGCCATACTTGATTCGGCACAGCTGGATATTCAAACCACTGCTGCCAACGCCAACATCGTACTCACCCCAAATGGCACCGGTAACGTCAACGTTGGGCGTGTCAGTGCATCGGGCAACATCACTGCTGCTGCATATTATGGTTCAGGCGCCGGGCTGTCAGATATTGCTGGTGGCAACGTGTCAGGCACTGTGGCCAATGCTACTTATGCAGTCAGTTCTGGATCAGCTGAATCAGCTACCACAGCTGGTACTGTGACCACTAATGCACAACCCAACATCACCAGTGTGGGTACATTGAACTCAGTATCTGTAACAGGCAACATCACTGGTGGTAACATCTTAGGTGGCGCCAACGTCAATGCCACCACGCATACAGGCACTACAGCATCACTCAGTGGCAACGTCACTGGTGGTAATATTCTAACAGGTGGATTGATTTCAGCAACCGGCAACATCACAGGTGGTAACCTTATTGGTACCATTGTTGGCAACTTAACTGGCACCACAGTTAGTGCATCAGGCAACATCACAGGTGGTAACCTTATTGGTGCCATTGTTGGCAACTTAACTGGCACCACAGTTAGTGCATCAGGTAACATCACAGGTGGTAACCTTAGTGTGGGCACTGGTACCATCACTGTGAACAACATCATCAATGGCAGTACCAACGGCACTGGCAACATCGGCAATGCTACAAATGGGTTCAACACCATATTTGCCAAGGCCACATCGGCGCAATACGCCGACTTGGCAGAATTGTACGAAGCAGATGCACGTTACGAAACAGGTACTGTGGTGGTATTTGGCGGTGAAAAAGAAGTCACAGTATCAGCCATAGATGGAGATCACCGAGTTGCTGGAGTGATATCAGAAAACCCCAGTTTTATCATGAACTCAGTTCTACAAGCTGAACACGTGGCAATTGTGGCCTTGGCCGGACGTGTGCCCTGCAAAATTCAGGGCTCAGTTGCCAAAGGCGATTTGTTGGTGTCGGCTGGCAACGGCGTTGCTCGATCAGAATCAACCCCTTTGCCAGGCACCATTATTGGCAAAGCACTGGCTGATTTTTCAGGCTCAACTGGTGTAATTGAAATTGCAGTGGGGCGAGCATAAGCCTTTGGGTTCTGGTAAATATACCAAGGACCCAGGGACTTCATGACTCAACAAATAATTAACACAGGCCTAGTGGCCAATGACGGCACAGGCGAATCTCTACGTGCTGCATTTGATGCAGTAAACAACAATTTCACGGCAATTTGGTCATCAGGACCAGTAGATAGCAATGTTGTCATTGCCAACAACACCGTCACAGTCCGGGGCTATAACAACGAACTGATATTACAGGCCAATGGAATTGGCAATATTCAAGTCAACAGCACCATAAACCCAGGTATCAGCGGGGTGTATGATCTTGGTACTCCAGACAAGCTGTTTGGTAGTATACGTGCTCAATACTTCTACGGCAACGGAGCATTTTTAACTGGTATTTCAGGTGGCGGTGGCAGTCAAGTCACATTCAGCCAGTTTGCCCCAAACCCAGCCAACATTGGTGATGTCTGGATTGAAAGTGACACTGGTGTGCAGTACATTTATTTCAATGACAACACTAGCAATCAGTGGGCTGAAATGGAGGCGTATCAAAGTTTTAGTTCTCCAGCAGCAACCTCTGTGCTGGACACAGCATCAAATGCCACAATTGGCAATGCCGCTGCCATAGTCAACACCACTGGAAAAGTGCTTGGTCGAGTAGTAGTCAGCACCGACAACTGGACCATTTATGTGGCCACAGGGTCCACTCCAACTTCAATGTGGAGAAACACCAATGGGTTGGCGTCAATTACACCAGCATGATTTCCACTAAATATTCACTATGCCATCAACTTTAAATTTTCCAACCAACCCAACCTCAGGTGAAATTTACACTTTTTCTGGAAAGTCTTGGATCTGGACTGGCCAAGCATGGCGCCTGCAACCGCAAGGAGCCATCAACGGCATAGTTATTGGCAACACCACTCCGGCAGCAGGAAGTTTTACCACGTTCAGTGCCGGCAACGTCACTGCTGGCAATGCAGTCTTTTCAGGCAACGTTACATCAGCAAACATCACAACTGGTAATGCAACCATTGGCGGCAACTTGGCAATTGCTGGCAATGTCAATTCTAGTCTTGACATTTATGGGGATGTTGTAGCCAATGATATTGAAGCTCGTGGCGAAATCTATGCACCAGGTAATATCACAACTTCGGGGTATTTTGTTGGTAATGGTCGTGCTATAACTGGAATTGTAGTTTCAGGTGGTTCGTCAATTGACAACGGCAACAG